AGCTGCTGCGCGAGCAGAGCGATCTCCTTCTGGTCGTTGAGTCCGGTCTGCTGGAGCGCGGCGTTCTGGTTCGCCAGTCCGGTCTGCTGGTTGAACCCGGCCTGCGCGAGGTTGCGCTGCTGCTGGAGGCCAGCGTTCTGGCCCGCGAGGTCGAGATCCTGGCCGCGCATCGTGCCGAGCATCTGCCCGAGCTGCGACGTGGCGCCCTGCTGATCCATCATCTGCGCCTGCGCCGCCTGCCCCGCGCCGGCCACGCCGATGTCGGCCTGGTTGCGAGCCGCGTTGCGAGCCGCGAGCGCGGAGTTTGCGCCGCGCGCCATCCGAGCCGCAGCGATCTGCGCCGCCTGTGCCTGTCCGACCTGGCGATTCACGGCGAGCTCGCCTGCGCCGGGCGCGTTGCCCGTCATCATCCGCTGGAGGTGGCTCGTGACGCCGCCCATCTGATCGCGCGCCTGGCCCTGCATCGAGCCGTCGAGCTGCGACGCCAGGCCGAGCTGCGCGGCCTGCGACGTCGGAGCCTGACGACCGCCGGTGCTGCCGAGCATGCCCTGGATGATCCCGCTCGACTGCGCGCCGTGTTCGGGGCCGTTGGGCATGGCAGCCGTGGCGTCGCCGCCGAACAGCCACTTGCTCTTGCCGGGCATCCACCACTCCTCGGCCTCCTTGTTGAACGGCAAGAGCTTGCCGAGCGTGGAGTTTCCAGTGCCGTAGTCGATGCCTGCCATTACGAGCTCCTCGCCGCTGAAAACGGCTTGTTTGCGGGTCCCTTGATTCCGCCGGTGATCAACATCTCGCTCAGTTCAAAGCTGGCCCCGGCGTAGCCGTCGGCCTCGAAGTCTTCGAACCGGAACTGCACCGCCTGGCACACGACGCCGAGGTGGATGCGCTTCTGGTAGATCTGCGGCGTGGTGCCGCCGTACGGACCGGCGCCGTACGCACCGTCACCATACGACGAACCCGTGATCGGATCAGCACCGATCGTTCCGGCCCGCGACCCCGTGATCCAGCCGGTCGCACCTGCCGCGGCGCCGGTGGCATCGAGGTACATCGGATCGCACCACGCGACGAGGTAGTTGGTCCGCACCTGGACCACGAGCTGATGGGCGCTCTTGCGCTCGCCGAGCAGGTGCAGGTGATACAGGCGCTGGAAGCCCTGCAACTGCTCCTGGAGGTGGATCCACGCGGTCTCCATGCGCAGTCGGATCGACCGGCCCGCGTCGGAGTACACGCCTGGCGTCTCGCGGAACACGCGCTCGTCGGTGCGGAGGTAGTGATAGACGCCGTCGATCAGCTGAGCGTCGCGGCCTTCGTGGTTGGTGAACGTCGACCACTGGTTGACGGACCAGTCGAACAGCAGCGAGAGCCCGTCATCGGTCAGGAACACGACCTGCGGCCGATCGAGCATCACGGTCGCGCGACGAACGGACTGCGCCGTGTAGGCGTCGACCGGATCGCCGATGTCGCGGATCTGGCGCGAGCGATCGAGGAGCCGCAGCCCCTTGGCGCTCTTGAACACGACGCCGATCGGAGTCATCGCGATCGAGTTCGGATCGGTGCACCCGACATCGCCGGGGAGCAGCCTCGGTGCCGTGAACCCGGTCTGCGTGGTGCCACCATCGGACGTCGGGCCGTTGCCGTCGGCATCCATGATCGCCGACTCCTTGAAGATGATCAGCGCGCCATCCATGACGGCGAGGCCGGTCACGTCGCCGCCGTACGGATCGCAGCGGAGGGTCAGCTCGGGCGCGACCTCGGGCAGGTAGCCGCCGTCCTCGACTTCTTGGGTATAGCGGATGACGTTGCCGTCGCTCTGGTCGGAGAAGAACAGCCGGTTCTTGCCGGCTGCCATGACTGCGCCGAGCGACGTCGGATCGTTCGACAGGATCCCGCCGGTCGTGTAGAGCGGATCCTGGAGTTGCAGGTTCACGTCGCTCAGCCGGTCGATGAACGTCACGGTGTCGGTGCTGGTCGAGTTCGCGATGTAGCCGTTCGCACCGGTGGCCGACGGATCCAGTGACGACACACGCCACAGGGCGGCAGTGGCGCCGGGCAGCGAACGCGCGACGCAGATCCGGACGTTACTCTTGGCGGTGATCCGCAGCGTCGGCAGCGTCAGCGTGACCTGCGTGTCGGATGCCCCGGTCACAACCGTGGTTCCGAAGCTCGTCGGGCCGCGCTCGATCTCGCCCTGCGCGTTGGTCCACTCGTACCAGGCGCGATAGAGGTACGTGCTGGAGACGGTCATCGAGCCGCCTGCGGCGCTCACCGTGGCGATCAGCTCGGGTCCGACGTGGAATCCGTACTCCGCCCACGATCGGCCGTCATACGCCTGCGGACACGCGCCGGCCATGAACAGCGAGCGGCCCATCTCTGCAGTGATATGGCTGTCTTCGCTTTCGAAGTCGAGCCGCACGAGGCGTAGGCCGGTCTCCGTGAACTTGTCGCTGTTCTCGCTGATGACGCGCTCACGGTACGGAAGGCAGATCGCCGCCTCGCCGTGGACGACGTGCGCCGACGAGAGATGCGTGCGGCTCGGGGCGACGGCCTGACCAGGAAGCTGGCGCGCGACGCAGACGAAGTCCGAGAGCCTCAGCGCCACGAACACGTTGAAGTAGGTGGTGTCGTGGACGAACGTCGCGAACACCTCGCCGTTGATGGCGAACGCCCGCGACGCGAGTCCCACGCTGCGGATGGTCCGCTCGGTCCCAACGACGAGGGCCGACGTCGCCGAGTTCACGACGGTGAACCGGTTCGACGCGGCAGCAGCGGCCTCCTCGAAGGCGGCCCACACGACGCCGTCCTCGTCGTACTCGAGCGCGATCCGCTGGACGGAGACGGGAAGCACGTACGCCTCCGCCGTCCCGATGTCCACGATCGTCGTGTCGGTCGTGTAGAACGTGACGATGCCCCCCGCGTCGGCGTCTCCGATGCGGGCCACCGCGATCTCCTCGGACTCCGCGTGATGCGCCACCGCGATCGGCGATCCGGTCTCGATAGCTTCGCTGTCCGTGTAGATCGAGGGCCAGCCGGTCGACGGCGAGCCGAGCGCCCCGCTGGCATCCACGTATCCGACGCGATGCCCGCCAGACGCGGAGTCGATCCACGCTATCGCGGCCGGAGTTCCGGTCAGCGACGTCGGACACGCGTCGTATGCCGGATTGGACGCCTTGAGATCGTCGACGAGGATCGCTGGCGTCACTGCGGCCGACGGCACCGACGGATTCACCACGAGGATGTAGACGCGCCCCAGCGTGGCGTTTGCGTAGTAGATGTGAAGCGCGTTGCCGACGGCCACGCAGCGCGGGCGCTGACCGTCCGCATCGGCCTGCGTCGGAGCGCGATGCACGCGCCCGCTCGCGGCGTCGACCGTTGTCCACCACACGCCGCCGCGCGAGTCCTCCCACGCGTAGACCGAGACGCCGTCGTTGGTCGCGTGATCGGGCATCGCCTGCTGCGTGCCGGTCCGGACCGCCGGTCGATCGGTGCCGACGACCGAGAACACGGCCCCGACGTCGCTCCACTGGTCCGCCGTCGGCTGGTGGCTGTAGCAGCGGTTGAGCGTGAACGCGACGAGCTCGGAGCCACGGCGTCCGAGCCGGATCGCTCCGGTGACCTCGGAGGCCGAGTCCTCGATCGAACGAGAGAGCGTCTCGTAGCCGTTGCGCTTAACGATCGATGTCTTGCGGGTGAACACGCCGTTCTCGAGGACGAGCAACGACGTCGCGGGCGCGGTCTTCTCGTCGACGGACGTGTCAACGCCGCGACCGAGCCGAATCGAGACCTGTCCCTTGCGGAGTGCCATGGCTAGACGCTGTCGTAGATGATCCGGAACATCATCGGGACCACGGTGGATGCTCCGGTGGTCTCGACCTTGAGATAAGGAACGACCGCGCCGCTGTTGGACGCGTCGTCGAGTGCCCACGGCGTCGCGAGCGTCAGGGTCGGGCCCGCTCCGCTCGACGTGGTCGTGTCGGTGCCGTCGACGAAATCGAGGACGCCTGCGAGACCGAAGACCGAAAACGTGTACGTCACCGAGGTCGGCGCCGCTTCGTTGTAGATCGAGATCGCGACCACGCGCTTGTCGGCCGTGAGACCGCGAAGCGGGTAGTAGACGACCGACGAGATCGCCTGCGTGACGCCCGGAACTGCGCCGTTGTTCGCGGCCGATCCGGACTCGACCACGATGTCCGGATAGACCACCGGGATGTTCATCACGTACTGGCCGTGCTTGACCTTGCCGGTGCCGGTGAACGTGACGTGCTGGCCGCCGGTCATCGTCACGCCTGCGGCGGTGATGAGCCCGGCCACGGTGACCGCCCCCGTCACCCCGAGCGTGGTCGCCATCGTCACGGCGCCCGTGAAGTTCGGCGTCCCGGCGATCGTCGGC